TGATAACAAAATAAAAGAAGATCAAGCAAAGAAGGATAAAAAGTTCGAAGAGGATTTACAAGCTACTTTATCAGATGCTCGTATTGCTGCATTTAAGGAAGGCAAAGAAAAAGAAATTGCAGCCTTAAATGAAAAAATGCTTGAGGAAACTAATAAAATACTTAACAATGCAGATTATACCGAAAAACAAAAAGGCATATTAATTGCGGCGTTAAAAAACAAAAATGGTGCAGAAGTTGCGGCGATTGATAGCAAATTTTTAAAGGAGGCTAACGATAAAGAGTTTGATAAATTTAACACAATAGTTAATAATGAAAATTTAACATTTAAGGAAAGGAAAAAAGGTCTTGATAATGCAGGTGCTTTAAATAAAAGATTGTACGACGAGGGCAAAATAAGTGGAGAAGAATATAATAATACTGAAAAAAAATTATCTGAAGCGAGAATTGAACTTAGTAAAAAAGAAGCAGCATCCAGAGCGGAGAATGCACAGAAAATAAGCAGCACCTTAAAGAACGTAGCTAAAGCAGTTGGTGAGCATACGATTGCAGGAAAGGCGGCAGCGGTTGTTTCAACAACAATAGACACATATATGTCTGCAACTGCGGCATTTGCATCATTAGCAAAAATACCAGTTGTCGGTGTTCCTTTAGGTATTGCGGCGGCGGCAGCAGCAGTTGTTGCTGGATTCAAAAATGTAAAATCTATTTTAGCGGTAAAAACTCCTCCAGTTCCTGGCGGATCATCAGAGCCGGGATTCATTGATATACCTTCTCCTGCTGGTGGTGGTGTTGGTTCGATGGGTTCAATACCTACAATTAATCAAATGGACACTCCAGATTTAGGTGGCGGAGGTGGCGGTGGTGTTGATCGTGCATCAGGCGATACGATAGTCAGAGCGTATGTTGTTGAAACAGATATTACCAATAGTCAGAGCAGGATGCAGGAGATTGAAAACAGAGCAAGATTTGATTAAATGATAAACTTTTAAATAAAAGCTATTTATAAATATGAATACTGAAATCCCTATTTATATGCTTGACATTACGGATAGCATTGAAGATGATTCACAAGTCGATTTTATCGCATTGGTAGATCGCCCGGCAATACAAAGGAATTGGAATGCATTTAACAAAACTCAAAAATTTGAAGTCACTAATGAAGATCGCCGCATTATTTCTGGGGCTATTATGTTGGCTGATACGCCTATTTTTAGATCTGATAATACTTATGGTGATTATTACGTGGCTTTTAGTGCGAACACTATTATCAAGATTGTGCAGAAATTTTTCAAAAAGGGATTCCAAAGCAACGTGAATTTAATGCACAATTCCAATCAACAATTTGAGGGCGTTACCTTATTTGAAAGTTTTATATCAGATTCTTCCAGAGGTATTATGCCGATGAAAGGTTTTGAAGATGCACCAGAGGGTAGCTGGTTCGGTTCGATGATTGTGGAAAATGACGAAGCATGGGCAAAAGTAAAAAGTGGCGAGATCATGGGATTTAGCGTTGAGGGATTATTCAGTTATAAACCAAAAGAGGTAAATCAAGCCGCATCATTAATGGATGCAATCAAGAAAATATTATCAGAAGTTAAGTGATAAAGAATCAATTTTTAACTATTTAAATAAAAAGTATGAACGCACAAGAAGCAATTTTAAAAATAAAGGCGTTGTTTGATGACAACATTTTGCCAGTTGAAGCAGAAGTTGATCCGATGAAAGAAACTAAGGTTGAAATGGCAGAGTATTCTTTAATGGATGGCACTAAAGTTGAGATTTCAGCTTTAGAGATTGGCGGTTTGGTAACGCTTGAAGGCAACCCAGCACCAGTTGGAGATCATGAATTAATGGATGGAACGGAAATTACCTTAGATGAAAATGGTATGATTACCGCAATCGAAACTAAGGTAGTTGAAGCAAGTCCAGAGGTTGATGTTGAGGCTGGTTACGATAAGAAGAAGGAGGAAGAAATGGCTGAGGCATTTAATGAGGTGATTTCAGAATTAATCAAGGCAAATGATGCAAAGATTGCTGAACTTGAAAACAAGGTAAAGCAGGGATTTCAACAAGTAGCTGATTTGATTGAATCAATTTCAAAAGCTCCGACAGAAGATCCAATTAAAAAACCAAATAGCTTTACTGAATTTGTAAAAACAAACAGTATAAAAGAAGAAAGAATTAACAAGTATAGACAAGCAATTTTAAACAAATAAAAATAAAAAACGATGGCATTTGACGTATCAACCTTAGCCGCTTATACCGAGCAAAACGAAGCCTTACTGGTAACGGATTCAGTTTTAGGAGCAAAAACTGCCGCTTTAATTAAGAGCGCAGGAAACGTAATGATTGGCGTGAAAAGCGCGGAGACAATCAATATAATGGACACAGACGCAATATTCCAAGCTGGTGGTAGCTGCGGATTTACTGCATCAGGTTCAACAACTTTTACTCAGAGAACTGTAACAGTTGGTAAGATAAAAGTAAATGAGGCACTTTGTCCAAAAGACTTAGAATCTAAATACTTGCAGAAGGCATTGCCTACTGGTTCAATGTATGATTCTATTCCATTTGAGCAAGAATTTGCCGATAAGAAGGCAAAGACAATCGCTGCTCAGTTGGAAACTGCATTATGGCAGGGAGATACTGATTCAGTTAACGTAAACCTTAACAAGTTTGATGGTTTAGTTAAATTGATCGGTGCTGCAACTGGACCAGTAGCTGCAAACTCTGCAACTTTTATTGCAACTGCGCCAATTAGTGCTGCAACTGGAATCATTGCTACAAACGTAGTTTCAATTTTTGATGGTGTTTACAAAGCAATTCCTGCTCAGGTAGTAGCTGCTGATGACATGACTATCTTCTGCGGTCAAGATGTATTCAGAACATACACTATTGCATTGAAAAATGCTAATATGTTTAACTACTCTTTTGACGGAAAGGCTGATTCTGAATTTGTATTGCCGGGAACTCCAATCAAGGTTATCGCTTTGGCAGGATTGAACGGAACGAATAAGATTTATGCTTTGAGACTTAGTAACCTATTTTTAGGAACTGACCTTTTGAACGAAGAAGATAAATTCGAAATCTTCTACGCAAAGGAAGCAGATCAGGTTCGTTTTGTATCTGAGTTCAAAATGGGAACAAACGTAGCTTTCCCAGATGAAATCGTAAAGTTCATTTTATCATAATTAACGAGGGTGTAAAAACCCTCTAATTTTTTAAATTTAAATTTCAATATTATGCCATGCGCATTAACACAAGGATATAGCTTAGATTGTAGAGATAGTCTTGGAGGCATTGTCGAAGTATATTTCACAGAAGCAGCAAACGTAACAACAACAACCGAAGCAAGTGGTGTAATAACTGCATTGACTAAGGCTGCTGGAAAACGTTTCTGGAAGTATGCTTTAGTGAAAGACACTTCAATGTTTAACCAGACAATGACTGCTTCTGTTGCAAACGGAACTGTTTTCTATGGTCAAGAATTGCAGATCATTTTAAATAAGCTACAAACGAATACAAGAAATGAGTTGCTATTATTAGCACAAAACTCTTTGGTTGCAGTTGCAAAAGATAGCAACGGAATATATTGGTACTTAGGTAAAACACGAGGTATTGATATGACTGCAAACGCAGCTTCAACCGGAACTGCACAAGGCGATAGAAGTGGATTTACTTTGACTTTTACTGGTTCAGAACCAGCATTAGCACCAAGTGTGACTTCAACTGTTTACAATGCTTTAGAAACTCCGGGAGTATAATTTTTCATTAGTGTTTGGGGAAGCCGTTGATCAGTTGGTCAGCGGTTTTTTTATTTTGTAATTTTTACATTGATTTGCTATTTAGTTATATGATCAGGTTAACGAAAGGACAAACACATTTAGTTATATTGACATTGACTGAAAAGCAGTTATTGACTAACCCGAATTATTTATTTGTGTTCACGAATCGAAGCGCAAATACAGAGATTAAATTTGTGAGGTTAAACAATACCGATTTAAGCGTTTACAAGGATCGGTACAATGAGTTTAGCTTTGTTACAAATACTAATTTTGCAAATGCTTTAAATGGTCAATATGATTATCAAATTTATGAGCAAGCAAGCACAAGCAACCTAAACCCTGCAGGATTAAATATGCTTGAATCAGGCATTATGGAATTAGTTGGAACTGCTTTTGAGTTCACAGAATATACAACAACAGATACTTACAAAATCAGACAATAAATGGATCTAAGAGTAGTCACATTTGCGGAGGCAAGGCAACCAGAATTTAAAGAAAAGAAAGGCGAGGGTTATATTCAATACGGAGATCGTAACGATTACCCAAATTATTTAGTTGATCTTTTCAACAAGTCTGCAAAGCATAATGCGATCATTAAAAGCAAGGTGCATTATATTTCAGCAAATGGCTGGAAAGGTAGCGAAGCAGCAGAGCCATTCATTGAGAAAGTCAATCGAATGGAAAGCCTAAATGATTTGACAAGGAAGGTTTCTTTAGATGCGGAATTATTCGGCGGTTATTATTTAGAGATTATCTTTTCAGCGACCGGGCAATTATCAGAGATTTGGCATTGCGATTATACCAAGATCAGAACAAATAAGGACAACACACAATTTTGGTATAAAGAAGAATGGACTGATCGTCTGGAAAAGCCGCAAGTTTATCCAGCATTTAATCCAGCTATTCCAAACGGAAAACAGATTCTTTATATCAAGGAATACAGACCGAATATGGGTTTTTATTCTTTGCCGGGTTACTTCGGTGCGCTTAATTATATTGAATCAGATATCGAAATATCTAAGCACGTTTTGGGTAATGCTCAGACTGGTTTTTCTGCAAGTAAACTAATTACTTTACCAAACGGAGAGCCTTCGGATGAGGAGAAAAGAAACATTGAAAAGCGTTTCACAAACAGATTTTCGGGATCCGATGGAAAGAAATTCATTTTAGCGTTCGTAAACGATAGTGCGAGAAAGCCAATAGTTGATGATCTTGGAACTTCGGATATTACTAAGGAGGATTTTGGCAGAGTAGATTCATTGATTCAGACTAATATTTTCAGCGGTCACCAGATCACAACTCCTTCGATTTTTGGTATTGCTGAGGCTGGGAAGTTGGGTGCACGTTCAGAGATGCGAGATGGTTACGAGATTTTCAAAAATACGTATGTAAATAGTAAGCAGATGCACTTAGAAAGTGTTTTCAATATGCTTTTTAAATATCGTGGTATTGCAGAACCTGAATTAAGCATCATCCCGACTGAGCCGATCGGTTTAGAGTTTACCGAAAACTTGCTTAAAGAAATTGCACCTAAAGAGTGGTTATTGGAGAAGGCAGGAATTGACATGAGCAAATACCAACCAGTAGAGGATACAGTTCGGGTAGTCCAAGCAGAGCAATTCTCAGACGATTTCAGCGCATTTTTTGAGTTTGGCGAAGCAAAGCAAGGGTTTAATATTTGGAAGCAAAAGGAAAGGTTTGACGATGATTCAGAGCATCAAATGTTTGCTGAGGTAAATCAGTTACAAGCGAATGTTTTGGACTTAATGTCAAAGGATAAGCGCATTACTCCGGAAGTATTAGCAACAACTTTAGATCAAAGCGTTGATACGATTAATTTGGTGATCAAATCACTTGTTGATAACGGATACGTGCAAGTGAATGAGTATGTTATCGGAGAGGGCATTGATGAAAACACAATCACAGAGCATATTTTAACAGAGCCGCTGGCAGATATTCTCTTAAAGGTCAAGCCGCAAACAAAAGAGATTTTAATTAGATATTCCTATGAATGGAAAAAAGGATTCAATAACCGAGATAAGAAAACAAGCAGGCCGTTTTGTGTGGCTTTGTTGGAAGCCGATAAAATGTATTCACGTTCAGAAATTGAAAGCCTAAGCGCAAGATTAGGTTATTCAGTCTGGGATCGTCGAGGCGGTTGGTACACAGAGCCAGGAACTAATGAACACAGTCCGAGTTGCAGACATCAATGGGTTTCTAATATAGTTACAAGAAAATGAGCAAGAATACATTATTTATTTCCGTTCAATCAATCAAAGATAGAACTGGCTTACATGCAAACGTAGATGAGAAATTAGTTCTGCCTGAGATTAAGACTGCTCAGGATATGTACATTCTGCCGGCATTAGGTTCAGCATTATACAACGAATTACAAACTGCGGTCGAGGCGGCCACTTATACCCAGCTTCAAACAACTTTGCTTGATGATTACATTGTGGATTGCTTGATTTATTTTGTGATGTCGGAATTGCCACAAGGGTTATCGTTTCAATTTTACAATAAAGGACTTTTAAGAAAGACTGGCGAAAATCAGGAATCGCCTTCAATGCAGGACATGATTGATGTTGCAAATAGATACAAGGCGAGGGCGGAATTTTATAAGCAAAGATTGATTAAATACCTAAAGCAGAACAATGTTTTGTATCCTAATTATTTAAATTTTGGTTCTGGTATTGATTCGATTAAACCTGATAACGAAGGTTACACAGTCAGCATGTATCTGGGTGATGCTTGTTGTAATGATGATTATATGGAGGATGGTAAGCGCAGGAAAACTTTTGAAGAACGTTATCAGGGAAATATAGGATGTTGTTAAATGAGCAAGGAAATAAATTTCAAAAATCAAAATAAGCTAAAAGTTTATTTAGAAAAATCTAAAAAAAATGACGTTAAATCAGATAGTAAAAGAGTTAACCAAACTGGGAAACGATCACGAACAAATTAATTTTGTTTATTTCGGTGATGTATGGGAGAGGTTGAGCAATGGTGAGGTCACTTACCCGGCTATGTTTTTTACTTTGACTGGTGCAACCATAGGCGCAAAAGAAATAGCATATTCGTTTAGTATGTACTTTATGGATCGGATGCTGATGGAAGAAACAAACGAAACGGAAGTTTTATCAGACATGACACAAGTATCCGGGGATATTGTTGCGCAGTTGAGATACCCAGAGGATTATTCAATAGTAACCTGGACGCCTTCAACAAATATGCCTTTAAGTTTTTTTACAGAAAGTGATCCCGATTTATTAGCCGGTGTAAAGTTAGATACTACCTTAACTGTGCCGTTCTTAAATGATAGATGTCAAGTACCTTCAAATTATCAATTTTAATGGAATCGAAAAAAATAAACCAATTAGCAACTGAATTATCTCCAGCGCTGGATGACTTGACAATAATCGGAGATCCGACAACAGGTATAAGTAAAAAGATTACGCTATCACAGATGGCTTCTTTATTTACCGGGACTGTGGAGGAATACGCAAACCTTGCGGCTTTCCCTCTGGTTGGCGTAGCTGATACGATTTACATTGCTTTAGATACCAACGTATTATATCGCTGGAATGGTAGTGCTTATGTTGAATTATCGCCAAACATTATCAACTCCTTAGTATTTAGTGACGCAAACGGATTTGATGGTACAATTAATTTAGTTGGCTCGGTTGCAACCTTAACAATTACAACTGCATTGACTTTGGGATCTCTACCATTTATCGGTTCTTCGGGTGCATTAATTCAGGACAATTCTAACTTGTTTTATGATGATACTAACAATAGGTTAGGAATCGGAACAAATGCGCCAACTACGCCGCTGGATGTTTTCGGATCTGGGATTATTGCAAGGATAAACGGAACATCAACAAATAACGGATTTTTAGGTTTTGCAAGTGCAGGTACAAATAAATGGTCGCTTGGCAATGTTCAGTCTGATCATAGATTTAGAATTTTCAGCGAGGCAAATTCTGCAGAATTGGTTTCTCTTTTGCAAACTGGGGAGTTTGGAATCGGCATTGCAAATCCAACAACAAAATTTCACGTTGATGGAGGTGCAACTGCGCTGATTGCGAACTTAGATGCAAACGTATCTGTTGCAAAAAGTTTATCATTCCGTTCAGATAATTCCAATCGTATAAACTTAGAGGTCAGCGGAACAGAATCAGGATCAGATGCTGGTGCTAATTTCTTTATCCGTAGATACTCAGATGCTGGTGCATTGATTGATACACCTTTGACAATTACCAGATCAACCGGATTAATAACTTTAGCAACTGCTTTATCAGGTACAACTGCCGTTTTTAGCGGAGCAGTTGGAGTTGGAATATCAACTCCCTTTACCTTGACTAATTACAACTTTGTAAATACAAACGGAGTTTCAGGTGGTGGAATATACATGAGTAAGGCAGGCGTAGGTAAAGCGGTTGTTTATTCCGCAAACGATGACTTATACCACGAATCGGTTGGAAGCTCAATCTTTGCAACTGGCACAATATTAGGAGGCACTCCAAGATTGACAATAGCAGCTACCGGTGAATCAACTTTTAGTAAATCCGTTACGATAAATGATGCTGCAAGAATAGATGCAGCCAACGGAAATCAATTAATATTAGACAATGCAGGTGAGCGATTCACGCAAATAGATTGGTATAACAACAATTCTGGCAAATCGGTTATCTTTTGGGATAACACAAATAATTATTTTCAAATTCAATCAACTCCGGCATCCTCTAAAATCAGGGTTGTTGCTCAAACTAATGGGGTTGAACTTGCAAATGGCGGTACTTCATGGAGTTCATTGTCTGATATTCGCGAGAAAACAATAATCAGACCGATTCAGGATGCATTAACAACATTGAAAGATTATAGAACAGTTATCGGGAGGTATAATACAGATCTTGAAACAGTTGAAAGAGCGTTTTTAATTGCTCAAGATGTTCAGATGACTTACCCTTATGCAGTTACAGAGGATGATGATGAAGATAAAAGATTGAGGCTTTCTTATACCGAGTTAATACCTTTGCTTGTGAAGTCTATTCAGGAATTAAAAGCAGAAATAGACATTTTAAAAAATACACAAACACAAGGCAATAATTAACCATATTTGACATAAAAACAACCCTATGAAAGAAGAAAAACAACCAGACCCGAAAAAGTTAACAGTAGAATTGACTGCGATTGAATGGAATGCAGTATTGGCAGTCATTGAGGAATCAACTGCACCACACATTCAAGTTAAGGCAGTAGCTGCTGAATTAGTTAAACAATTACAACCTCAAATTAAAGATGACAAATAATAACGCCGATTTGGCGACCGTAGTTTCTGTATCAGGTGCAATGCTAAGTATTGCAAATGTACAACCAATAGTAACTTTATTAGCTTCTCTGGTCGCTATTGTCAGTGGAATATTTGCCATAAGGTATTATATTAAAGCAACCAATAAAATAACATGAAAGCAGAACAAATTGAATTTATCGAAAACGAGGTAAAAGTAAACCTCATGCCTGAAATTAAGAAAGCAGTTCCAGGTGTTTTATCGTGGGTTCTGAGAGTTGTGTTCCCAAAATTGGAACGCAAGATTATTGACTTCATCATTGGGATTGTTGAGAATATCTTAAGCAAGAAAAAGTGAGTGCAGGACAATTAACTACTAACTTTCACATCCGCGAGTTTAAATGCAAGGATGGCAGTAAAGTCCCCGAAGCATTAGAAGCAAATGTGAGGCTATTAGCAACCCAGCTACAAGCACTTAGGGACTTCGTTGATATTCCTATCACTTTAAATTCTGCCTATCGTACAGAGGCTTATAATGCGTCTATTGGTGGCAGTCCGAAAAGCCAGCATAAGTTGGCAAAGGCGGCAGATTTAGTCACTTCAAAGTACACACCGAATGAGTTAGCTGACATCATTAAGGATTTAATTAAGGATGGTAAAATGATGCAGGGCGGCGTGGGTGTTTATCCCTCCTTTGTGCATTATGATTGCCGGGGAACTGAAGCACGTTGGTAACAATTAAACTATAAAATCATGAATTTCACAAAGGAAACATTAAGAAGGCTTGTTTTAGAAACTCCTTCCTACTTTAAAAAACTAATTTATTTCGGAATTACTCTTGGCGCGATTGGAGCAGGATTAATGGCTATCCCAGAACTATCTCAATTTTATGCAATAGGTGAAAAGCTATTGATTATTGGGTTAGTTTGTGGCGTGGTTTCAAAAACTGCGGTTCAAAACCGAAATCATATTTGATTTAAATAAAATGAATCAAGATGTAAGGAGAATACAGAGAAATGTTCATCTTATTAACCTATCTGGTAAAAGAGATGTACTGTTAATTAGCGACGCTCACTTCGACAATAAACATTGTAACAGAAAACTTTTAAAATCGCATTTAGATCAAGCTTTGGATCGAAATGCGATTATTTTGTTAGGGGGTGATCTTCTTTGTTTAATGGGAGGCAAATGGGATCCTCGGTCAACAAAAAAAGATATTCGGCCAGAGTATAATTCAGGGCAATATGTTGACTTGATTGTTGAAGATATTGTAAATTTCCTTACTCCTTATGCTCATCATATTGCAGTTGTGGGTTATGGTAATCATGAAACCAACTTCATCAAAAGAAACGAGCATGACCCATTGCTAAGGTTAGTGACCGAGTTAAATTTTAAAACAGGCTCTAATATTCATACTGGAGGGTATGGTGGTTGGATAGTATTTAAATACAATGATAACCATAGAATAAAGAGCTATAAAATGAAATACTTTCATGGTTCGGGTGGTGGAGGTATCGTGACTAAAGGGACTATCTCACATCAGAGATTTGATGCTATGATTGATGGAGCTGACTGTATATGGATGCAACATATTCACGACCTTTGGGACATGACTATTCAAGTTGAAACGCTATCAAACAATTTTAAAACAAATCTTAAAGAGGTACTGCACATTCAAACATCAACCTATAAAGATGAATACAATGATGGTAATGAAGGGTGGCATATAGAACGTGGCGCACCTCCAAAACCTTTAGGTGGTTATTGGTTAGAATTAGATCCTGCCAGAATAACAGACGAAAATAAAAATACGGATTTTATAAAGATTTATGCAAAGGCTTATAAAACCGACCAACGAATATAAAGATTATACAATTTCTGAATTGATGGAATTAAAAAAGATTAAGGAATCTGAATTAGATTTGATTAAAAAAAAACTTCGGGAATTAGTGCACAAATCAAGATAGGCAGAAAAAACAGTTGGTATGATGGCCTTGAAGGAGAAATATTTGAAGTCGAAGAAATACCCAACGGCTATGGGGATCACAAGCTGATTGACTGCTCGGATGGATATAACCGCTGGATAAATCGCCATGATTTTGTAAGTGTTTTTCACAAATAATAAGTGTTTTTCACATTATCGGTTAGCGGGGAGTTAGTGGTAACCCTAAATAAACTCCTCAATTTTATGGGTATCTAAGCCAGTATAGGTATGGATTAAATTTCTCAATGCAAAACCACAACTTTTAGCCATCTTCATTCTATCATCAATATCCATTTTATCGTAATCTTGATTGTCATACATCTTATCCATCAATGCGGTTTGAAAAATAATTGTAGCGTTCATAAAATCTCTTTTGGAATAATTTGGCTTATTCTCATTAACTTTTGCATCAGCGTTTTGATTTAACAAATCGTTGGCTATTAATTCTAATTCTTTTTTATAACTTCTCATTTTATCTATTTTGATTTAATTAATTTCCAAACTAATCTACACACCCAAACCAAAGCGGAGAGGGTTATGTAGATTGTCAGAGTGATGAATATAAAGGCGGTGAGGATCATTTTTCTTTATGGCTTAATTGTTTATTCTTTTGCCTTTCAATTACCAATTCGATTTTAAGTTGATAGATTTCCTTTTTAAGAGTTTCATTCTCTTTTTCTAAGTCCAGATACTTGTCGTTTAGTTCTGCAAGTTGTTGAAGAAGTGCTTCCATTAGTTATTTCTTTTGAATATCTTTTTACGTTTATCTGTATCTATTGTTTCTGAATAGAATAGAATAGTTATGGGTATGATTAATGATATTACATTCATAGCAACAAACTGTTGTGTGAATCCAAAATCAAACCAATAGTATAGCAAGTTGATAATCCAAGAAATTAAAGCGAAGAATACTGCGGTATTTCTTTTGCCAATCAGTGTGAATATTAGTATTGAGCATTCCAAACTAAATGCAAAAATCCAGCTAATTATGTAGTCTAATTCTGTCTTTTTGCTAATCATATAAAACACCTCTGAAGCGTGTGTTATTTGCGTTAATAGGGCAAAACCTATTGTAATTAGGATAAATTTTTTCATGATTTTTCTATTTCTTTAAGTTTGGTTAGTGAGTGGCTATGCGATATAAAGGTTCGGTTATTAATAAGTTATATAATGCACAATAATTAGGAATTTAACCGAGTTATTGACTATTATTTATCATAACTTTTCTATTTCTTGTTTAACTTCTTCCCAATAATATATTTGTTGAAAATAATCTAATCCATAAGGTAAACATCCTAATGCATCCATTGCATTATCAACTGCTATTAATGCACATTGTTTAGCTATCTGTTTAACTTCATAAAAATTTTTATTACCAATTTCACCAAGCATAGTGAGTGAATGTATGCTAATTAAGTATTCTGCTTTTTCTTTTGCTAGTTTCATAATAAATTTTCAAATGCTTTAATAATTGCAAAAATGATGTAGGAAAATACTGCAGATGCAATAATCCATTTTAAAACCTCTTGTGTTTGTAACTGTTTCATAATTTAAATCCTTCTCTTTTTAATAATTTGTCAATCTCTTGCTCGATTAGTCGCGTCTGGGCAATGCGTTTTGATTTGCTAATCGTTTTTAAAGCTGCTCTCTTTTCATCGGTCAAGTAGACCGGAATTGATTTTAGTTTTTCTGTCATGCGTTTTTTTTTGGTTAATTAATTTGCTCGTCTTTCCGAGCCGTCAAGCAAGTTCTCCAGATTAACGGACTGGATGCCATATCGGGAGATTACTATTTCTCCGACACAAATATATAAATTTTATAGAAATTAAAATAAATAAAAAAAAATATCAAAATAATTTTTTTATATCAAAAATAGATTTATATTTGAATATGCAATTCAATGGAGAGTTGCTGAAAACTTGCAAACATGAAAACTCAAATTAAAAAAGGCGAAATATTAAAAGGATGTTTTTGTAAAGTAGCACATTCAACATGGTGGAATTGCATATTTTTAAAAATAGATGATAACTGCAATTATGTTGTTAAAACAGAAAAAGGTGTTAAAATATTTAAACCTTCACAATATTACCCAGATGCTATAAAAAGCCGATAACATTCCCCAGTTCCAGCAAGTCTGGAATCTGCCGCCTCGCTTGATCAGTCAAGCGGGGATTTGGCAGTATAAGACAATGGTGTTTTATAAAAACTTGCAAACATGAAAAAGTACACAATCGCATTTATGGACAATGATTACAACGATTTAATCGTTAAGACAGTCCAGTTCAACAACTTAAAAGAAGCTAAAGCATTCGCTAAAGTCTATTTAGCTAACCTTTGTGATAATGATGTCAAAACCTTTAGAATTTACTAACATGGAAATTTTCATCTTTTTTATTATTATGTTGGCTCTCCTGATTGGATTAGCTGGATTATGTGACTATTTAAGTAAGAAACTAAAATGAATTTAGACGCTTATTACGATAATCTGTACGAGAGAACAGAGACATCAGCAGAGCATTGTGAATACTGCGATGCACGAATTGAAAAATGTAAATGCCACAAGCACGATGATTACGACAGAAGGAGGGATGAAGAAAATGAATAATCTATTTGACCGATTAAAGCCTGAGTACAAGGCTTTATTACAACATAAAGCTAAGTTTTATTCAAGTGCTATTCCGGCAATCATTGAGGAACTTAAGCAAGAAAGTTCTATTTTAGACTTACGCTACGGAACTGTCGGCTCTTTGGCATTGTATCTGAATCTTAAAAATTCAGGAATTACCGAAATTATAAACTTATTCAACGAAAAATGAAAACATTATTAATCAAAACAACAACCCTTCCAAGTGGTGAGCGTATCACTTGGAAGGATGGGATGCCGATTCACAAGACCAGGGAGATACACTCAGACCAATTTAATCAATGGCATTTTTATATCCAAAACGAAATTATAAAAATGCGAATGTGGGGTAAAATCATCCGTAAAATTTCAATAACATGATGCACTTTCACGAAGACCCAGACCCAAATAAGGACGTTTTGTTCTGGGCGATCATGTTTTTGATGTTGTTAATTGCGATTTGTTTTGTTGCTAAAATATTTGTCAGATTTTATTTAGAAATTAATTAATATATTTGTAAAACATTAAACGTCCACAATGTTAAACCTTAAAAATATTGACCGTATAGCCGGAGGGAGTGGACGCCTGAAGGCATACGGTTTTCTTGTTTTATGAGTACAGAAATAGAAGAATTTGACATTAAGCTAAATAGTTTAATATCAACAACAAAAACCCAAAGAACTGATCTTGCAAAATGGATTGTAGAAGATGTAACTAATGGGAATCAGGATGCTTTAAAAACATTCATCTATGCAGCCAAAGGAGAGGAGTTTTTTAAAGAATTAGTCAATAACATTAGACCTTTGATTGCAGCCAAACAAATTCAAAAGGGTGGACTCGTAATGCATGAAGCTCAAATCATTGAACGTAAAAATCCTGACAAATATGATTTTAGCGCTTGTAATGACTCTGAATGGTTTCGTCTTAATAATTTGCTTAATCATACTAAGGAATTGATTAAAGAGCGCGAAACGTTTCTTAAATCATTAATTGACCCTATCTCTACATTGGAAGGCGAAATAATTAATAAACCTGAAATAATACATGGCGCGCAAAATGTCGCTATTAAACTTCTTTAAGATGCAAGGGCGGGGCATCCTAATTCCCGCTCATAACTTAAATTAATTCCAAAAATGGAAACTCAATCAAATCGCAAACAAGCGTTTGCACAACCGCAATCTAACCCTTCACAAAAGTTTTTGAAGTGGAAATCAAATGACAAATGTTTTGAGTACTGGGACAAAGAGGAAAAGAAAAACGTAACAGTTTCTCTACCTTTTAAATTCTTAGTGCTTGATGAAATGCACACTATCTCAGGTTGGAACGATGCTACATCTTCCGGGATCTATTCTAATGAGGTAAAATACATCTCAAAGGAAGTGATGACCGTTAAGCCATTTAAAGGCAATGAGATTGCCAGAGGGTTATACAAAGACATTAAAGAGAAAGTCAATGCAGCTGGTGGGCATTACATGAAGTCAATCTATATTATGCTTGAGGATGGAACTATTGCAAACATTCAGCTTAAAGGATCGGCTGTTCAAGCATGGGGAGAGTTTACTCAAAAGAGCAGGGCAAGACTCTCTGATGAATGGGTAGAAGTATCATCTGCAAGAGAGGGTAAGAAGGGAGCCGTTAAATTTTACGTTCCTGAGTTTAAATACAATAAATCCTTAACTGAAAAGGAGTCAGGGCAGGCAGATTTAGTGTTCAATGTGCTTGAAGCGTATCTTAAGGCATATTTAGTCAAAGATTCGGCACCTGTTGAGGCCGAAGAAGTTGAGGATGACCTTGATTTTTAGTGCGCGTTTTTAGGGGTTTTCCTAGGGGGGGTAGAGACATTTTTAAATTTTACCCCCCCCCCCCCTAAATTAGTGAAAAAAATGTGAAAATGTGTTGCGGAGTGCCTTTAATATAGTTTAAACGATGATTTCCGCAACACATTTTTAAAACAGTAAAAAAACGTAGTGTAATATCGTTTTTATTTATTTATTTATTAATTTAGTACTTAGTATTAGCGGATACCATCAAAGAACTTAAAGCATTAGGGAGTAGCCGCCGCTACGGTGAAACCTAATTGCTTAATCATGGAAATATCAGTATTTAAAGACTTATTCAAATCTCAGGACGTACCCTTTCACGTTCCACTTGCCAAAGTGATTGAACGAATTAGAAGGGGAGCATCTAAAGATATTCTCGATAAGATACGGTCTGGAGATAAAACACTAAAAAATAAACTACCTTGTATTCTATTTGCTGGGATATTTAATGAGAGGAACTCCAAATCATTAAAGAAGCATTCTGGTCTTATGGTTGTTGATTTTGATAAATATCCAGATCAGCAGACAATGGCAATGCATTTGGAATTTCTTAAACAAAACCCACATTTTGTATTAATATTTATTTCACCATCTGGAAATGGACTTAAGGGAGTTGTAAGAGTATCAGACGATTTAACAAAGGAAACACACCCTTTAATATTTAAGGCTTTTCAGAAGGAGTTTGATTTTGAATACTTTGATATATCAAACTCTAATGTTGACCGGGTATGTTTTGAATCTTACGATCCTAATATTTATGTAAATTTAGAAGCAGAGATATTTAATCCTGAAATAAAGGATGAAGGGTTTATGGTACAAGATAAAGTACCAATGGTTCCCATTACAGATCAGGATATAATTATTAAGAAAATATTAGAATGGAATTGGAAGCGTGATTTTATTGAAGGAGAGCGTAACACATACATCTTTGATCTGGCAGGTGCCTTTTGTGAGTATGGTATAACATTAGAAAATGCAATAGGATATATTGTAAACAATGTTATTCATTCAGGATTTACAGAATTAGAAGCAACAACAGCCATAAAAAGTGCCTACAAAAAGAGATCGTTTGAAAGCAAATATTTTGAGGATTATACCAAGATTAATAGAATAAAGACTGATTTAAAAAATGGTAAAAAAGAGGTTTTAACAAAGCATAATATTGATGAGGATATTTATAACCAAATCAAAGAGGTTGCAGACATTGAAGATTTTTGGTATTTTGAAAAGGATAAGTCCGGTAATGATAAAATTAAGATTGATGCTTTTAAATATAAATTATTCTTAGAGCGTAATGGATTTAAAAAATACTTTCCAAATGAAACCCAAAAGCCTACCTGGGTGAAAATCGAAAGCAATAAGGTCTCTGAAACATCCATAGAAAAGATTAAGGATTTTGTTTTAGACTACCTTCTTAAAAACGGAGAGCATAATGTTTGGGGATTTTGTGCTAATTACATGACTCTTTTTAGTGAGAATTATTTGCTCATGCTCAATACCATTGATTTAATGCTATTAAAAGACTTAAAGGATAAATCATTTATTGCTTTTAAGAACGGTATTTTAGAGGTTACTAAATCAACTGCCAAACTTATTGATTACATTGATGTTAATGGGTATGTATGGGAATCACAGATTATACAGCGTGACTTTGCAAAGAGCGATGATATTGAGAATGATTATAAGGTTTTTGTAAATAATATATCAAACTCAAACCCAATGCCTATTGAATGTACTATTGGATACCTTTTATCGACTTACAAGAATAAAATGAATAATAAGGCTATAATCTTAAATGATGAGGTTATAAGCGAAAATCCAGAAGGGGGAACCGGCAAAGGGTTACTTGTTCAAGGACTCCGGCAGATCAGGCGTGTGTCAATTTTGGATGGCAAGACCTTTGATGATAAGAAATCGTTCCCATATCAAACCGTAAACCCTGAAACGCAAATATTAGTCTTTGATGATGTTAAGAAGAACTTCGACTTTGAGAGCAAATTTAGCATCGTTACTGAAGGCATGACATTAGAACGTAAGAATAAGGATGCCATAAAAATTAAGGTTGAGGACAGTCCCAAGATGATGATTAGCACAAACTATGCGATAAAAGGAGAGGGTAACAGTCACGATAGACGTAGGCATGAGATTGAAATATCACAATACTATGGCAGGAAGTTAACCCCTTATGATGAGTTTAATAAACAACTTTTTGATGACTGGGATTTATCAGAGTTTGAACGCTTTGACAATTACATGGTCTTATGCTTACAATTATATCTCAATAATGGATTAATCAAACAAGATGCAAAAAATATTAAACTTAGGAAATTTATTGCTGAAACTTCGATGGAGTTCTATGAATGGGTTAGGGATACCGAAAATGTGGCATTAAACACAAGGCATGATAAGGTCACCTATTTCAATAATTTTATTGATGAGTACCAAGACTTTAAGAAGTGGCTAACTCGCAAGAAATTTAATATCTGGATACAGAAATATTGTACCTTTGCAGATTTTGATTATAATGATGGCAACTCAAATGGAATGAAATGGTTTAGCATAGGAAAGGAGGTTGATGATGAGCCAATCCCTTTTTAAACTGCGAGATTATCAGCAGGATTTATCAGATAAAGCCTGCACGATATTGAGTCAAAACAGAATGGTTTACTTTTCAATCGAGGTTCGATGCGGAAAGACTCTTATAGCCTTAGAAACTTGCAAAAAATTTGGTGCCAGTTCTGTTTTGTTTATTACTAAGATTAAGGCATTTAAGTCTATACAGTCAGACTATTATAATTTTGGATATACTTTTGATATTAAAATAATCAATAAGGAATCAATCCATAAGATTGAAAGCAATAATTTTGATGTTGTGATTTATGATGAAGCGCACCAGTACGGAGCGTTCCCCAAGCCGGGAACTAACCAAAAAATTATGGTTAAACGATTTGCAAATATACCCTGCATCCTTATGACAGGAACAAGCACGCCGGAATCATTCTCACAAATCTATCACCAGCTTCAGCTTTCAAGCAATAGTCCCTACAAAAATTATAAAAACTTCTATCAATGGGCAAAAGAATACGTTCAGGTCAAGCAAAGGAACCTGGGCTATGCCGTTGTAGCTGATTATAACGATGCGGATTCTGTCCGAATTATGGCAGACATGAATGCATTTACTTTACGGTTTACACAAAAAGAATCAGGATTTGTCAGCAAGGTAAATGAAATAGTATTAACCGTAAAGATGCAGGACAGAACCTATGAGATTATTAAAAAATTAAAGCGCGATTTTGTAGTAACTGGATCAAAAGGTATAATTTTAGCAGATACAGGAGTCAAACTCATGCAGAAAGAACACCAGCTTACAAGCGGAACTGTTAAGCTTGAAGATGGGACATCTATTATTTTGGATGATACTAAGGCAAGGTTTATTTTGAACAAATTTAAGGATGATAAAATAGCAATATTTTATAAGTATGTCGCTCAATTACAGAACCTAAAGAATGTTATTGGTGATAGACTTACAACTGATTTGGAAGAGTTTAATACAACTGATAAATGGATTGCGTTGCAGTTTGTATCAGGCAGGGAAGGAATTAATCTAAGCAAAGCAGATTATTTGGTCATGGCTGAGATTGATTTTTCAGCAGTTACCTACTGGCAGGCACGTGATAGAATGACAACCAAAGACAGAACAGAAAATTATGTCTACTGGGTTTTTGCTGAAAGAGGTATGGAGTCCAAGATTTATAAACTTATTCAAAAAAAGAAAAATTTCACATTAGCGCACTATGAAAGAACAACAGGTACAAAGCAAGATTATCAAGCGATTAGAGGATCAGGGGTGGTACGTAATAAAATTAATCAAAACCAATAAAAATGGCATACCTGATCTCGTTGCATTTAAAGATAATGACTTTCAATTTATTGAGGTTAAGACAGAGACAGGAAAATTATCAGAGTTGCAAAAGTTTAGAATAGAGGAATTAAAAAGTAAAGGATTTAAAGTATATGAATTGCGAAACTGAAGTATTACCATTGAACATCTCTGGCAGGGGTAAACGATACGGCAATAGGCATGAAAAAAAAGCCATAGGTTTAGCATTAGAGTATTGCATTGGTAATAATATACCTCCGACCGAAGCTGGCAGATTGCTGAATTTACCAATGGCAACAGTTGCTGATTGGATGTCAAAATACTGGTTTTACAAAAAAATAGATAACCCGATAATTTTAACACTACAATCCAATGTTTAACCACCTACACCACCGAATATTGATGGACTTTTTTAGAAAAAGATCATTGATGAAGTATAAGATTGAAGATATTTGTGAGGCGATTATGTCTTACTATGAAAAATGCTGACAATAACAAACGAAGATAACATGGCATTAATGGCACGTTATCCCGATAAGTATTTTGATTTGGCTATTGTTGATCCGCCGTATGGGATAGAGATTCATAAAATGAACTATACACAAAACACAAAAGGAGGTGTAGCAAAAAGAAAAGATTATTCTTCTGTTGGTAATTGGGATTGTGAAACACCAAAAAAAGAATATTTTAATGAATTATTTCGTGTATCAAAAAATCAAGTTATATGGGGGGGGGAATTATTTTGATTTAAAATTAACAAAAAGTTATATTGTATGGGATAAAAAAACAGAAGATAAATATTCAAATGATTTTGCAGATTGTGAACTTGCTTGGAGTAGTTTTGATAAACCTGCTAAAATAGTTCGTTATTTATGGAGCGGTATGTTGCAACCAAATATGAAAGATAAACAAAAAAGAATACATCCAACAGAAAAGCCTATTCAATTATATAAATGGATTCTTGACAAATACGCCAAACCCGTTGATAAAATCTTAGACACTCATTTAGGTTCTGGAAGCATAGCCATAGCTTGTCACGATTACGGATTTGATTTAACCGCTTGTGAATTAGATAAAGAGTATTTTGATGCAGCTATGAAAAGGATTAATAATCACATGGCACAAACAAAACTATTCTAATGGCAATAAATATAAATTATGATACCTGACAAAGATTTAGCAAAGGCTTTTCTGATAGCTGATAATATGAAGCAAGGAGAAATAATTAGTATAAACAACATTTTAGAAGAACGCCGCGATCTATTCATCCGCTGCATCAAACAACGGATAGATACTTTGAATGATTGCGAGTTTAATGGGGATTATACAAAAATTAGGAAGTTATCAGATTTTTGTAACTTTGAGGATTAAATGGATACCTTTGCAATGAAAATGCAGTGAAAAAATCAAATGTCAAGGGATAAGATCATAGCTGAATTTTGGGAATCAAAAGCAGTCAATGAGGCATTTGAAAAGATGCAACCTGTAGAACTTCAAGCGGACTTAAAAGCTGAGGTTTTTCTGGTACTCTGTGAAATGGAAGAGGAGAAGTTAATCGGCTTGTATCAAAGAAACGAACTAAAGTATTACATGGTTCGAATTATGCTGAACATGATCAAAAGCGACCGAAGTAATTTTTTTAAGAATTACAGAAACTATACGGAATTGCTGGAGAATGATCAGGAAGTTCAAAGCGTAGAATCGGATCCAGAGGAATCATATCAAAAAATAGAATTACATTTACAAAACCTTCATTGGTATAATCGGGAACTATTCAAATTATACGCTTTAGATTTTAAAAAGAATGCGAAAGAATTAAGCCGAAAGACCGGCATCCCTTATATGTCAATTGTTAGATCAATCAATAAGACCAAAGCCGAGATTAAAAAGAATATTAAAAAATGATTTTATCAATTATAACTGCAATCTGTGCATCGCTATTTTTTACGGAAATACATCATTTTCATCATAGATGGAAAATCAATTTCAAGCCTTTCAATTGTGGAAGTTGTCTGGCAGCCTGGCTTTCACCATTACATTACTATGCACCTGAATTGATACAAGAAATTACCAGCACGATTTTTATTTCTGGCTTCTGTGCGCCGATTGTAACCAAATTAATTTGGAGTTTATGGAAATGAAACAAGAACACCGGGATTGGCTGATTGCTAATCAGAGCAATTATGAATGTGCAAAGAATGGGTATATCAGAAATTTAGACTTGTCTGTACTGCAAATGTATGAGCATATTTACAGATTATACCTTGATCCTAATTTCCTGCTTTCCGTTTGGTGCGGGAACTGTAAGTATGACATGATCATGAGATTGTATAAATGGTTTGAGAAGCAATGAGAATACTTGCAATTACAACAAAGAGCAGCGGAGTTGGTTATCATCGGATAATGATGCCGATTGTAAATATGCAGAAGGATTACTGCATGATGACTGATACAATTAGCGATGAAACCTTTGAGGGCAATTATGACATCGTGGTTATGAATCGGATGCTTCAAAACATAACGCCTGATCAGATGGATGCTTGGCGAACAAAGCATGGTTTTAAATTGGTAGTTGATAATGACGACTTCTGGCATTTAGATCCTTCGCATATTCTTTATGAAAGCTACAAAGGGAATAAAGTAACTGAACAAATAATAGAATGGATTAGGATTGCTGATCTCTGCACTTGCACTCATGAACGATTAGCTGATGAGATATTTAAGATTAATCCAAACGTAGAGATATTGCCTAATGCGATTCCCTTTGGGAAGGAACAATTCATTTTAGATAAAAAGCCTTCTGATCTGGTGCGGTTATTCTGGTCGGGTTCTGGAACACATGGCAAGGATATAAACATTCTAAAAAACCCAATGAAGCGGATTAACTTTCCTGTCAGGACTGTGATAGCAGGTTACAATGAGGGCGAAAAACATATTTGGGATGGAATGATTTCAGCGTTTACCAATGGATTGAAACTTAATCCGACAATCTACAATTACAATCAGGTTACTGAATACATGGCAGCTTATTGTGATTCCGATATAAGTCTGATTCCGTTGGTAGATAATAGATTCAACATGATGAAATCAAATCTCAAGGTTTTGGAAACTGCATCTAAAAAGAATCCAGCTATTGTGACCAACGTTCATCCGTATAAAGATTTGCCGGTCTGTTATGTGAATTCTCAAAAGGATTGGTATAAATGGATTCGATTATTAACTCTTGATCAGGATGCGAGAATTGAATACGGAAATAATCTGTATGATTACTGCAATCTTCATTTTAATCTTCAGGAAGTAAATAAAAAGCGTTACGCTATTTATAAAAAACTAATAGGAAATGCCAGTAATTAAATGCAGTAACGGAATGTATCGGATCGGATCCGGTGCATGTATCTTTATCACCGAAGAAAAAGCACAATCAGTTTGGGCAGCTATTCGTGTCGCTATGGTTGATAGTTATAATGATTACCCAGAGGCGGCGAAAGCCAATGCGCGGAGAGCATTAAATATCAAGAAGGAAAACGATAAGAATTGCGGAACTTTAGTAGGATGGACAAGGGCGAACCAAATAGCTAAAGGCGAAAACATAAGCAGAGAAACAATCGCCAGAATGTCAAGTTTTGAAAGGCATCGGGAAAATTCAAAGGGAGATCCAAAAACAGATTGCGGCGCATTAATGTGGTTAGCTTGGGGAGGCGATGAGGGCGTTGCTTGGGCAAAGAGAAAACTTGCAGAAATAGACACCCAAAAGCAGACAAATAATGGATAAATCAAATGTATTTGTAGCCGTTTATACCAATAAAGTTAAACGATATTGTGATATTGAATTTTTTAATGCATTGCAAAAAAATATTAGCACCGATCATATCTATGTTGTTGATAACACAAATGATAACGGTCAATATGTAAGGGATTTGCAAAATATTATTAACTGCAACATTGTAAATTTGGACATACCGGATCATCCTGCAGAAACAAAATTTCACAGAAAAGTTGCAGAGTCAGTTTTGTACTTGCGGGATATTTTTTTAAAGTCTAATTACGAATATTTTTTAATAGTAGAGAGTGACGTGATTATTCCGGAGGGAACAATAGATATACTTTTAGAAAACATTGAAACAATGCCATTAGATTGTGGCGCGGTTGGTGCTTTATATTATGAGGGATTCCACGATTATAAACTCAAAGGCATACAATACACCAATCATGTTTTAAGCGGTTGCACAATTTACAAAAGAACTATGATTGAAAAATATCCTTTCAGATGGCAAGAAGATTATTTACAAGCATTTCCAGATGCGTTGATTTGTATAGATGCGATAAACGAGTTTAAATATTATAATAATCATGAATTAATATGCAAACATGCACATACAGATTATGGAACAAGGTATGTTTAACAGTATAACAATAGATTCGACTAATTCAAGAACTGAATTGTGTGATCTGGGGGTTAAATATCCAACGGATAAATCGCCTTATAATACTGATGCAGGTTTGCATAAACATGCCTATACATCTATTTATAACCTTTTGTTTTCAAACATGAGATATAAGGATATTAAAGTTGGGGAGTTGGGGATCTTAGACAATCATTCTATGCATAGCTGGAGGGAGTTTTTTCCGAATGCTAAGCTATACGGTTTTGAGTGGTTTGATTCAAGAATAGAGAAAGCAAATAATGACAATATTGATTGTACTTACATTAAAATGAATGTAAAAGATGTTAACTCAATTACTGAAGGACTAACTATTTCTGGCAGTAATTTTGATATATTAATAGAAGATTCAACGCATGAATTTGAAGATCAAATAAGATTTATAAATGAAGCCTATAAGCATTTAAAGCCGGGAGGTATTTTAATAATTGAGGATATTTTTATAAATGCAAATGAAGCAGATTATGTTCATTCAATAGAGCATTTATCTGATTATTTTGCTTCTTCAACATTCATATTTGCAAATCATAATTTAAAAAATTCTGCAGGATGGAATAATGATAAATTACTTGTATTACATAGAAACGATAAACCATGTTTTTAAATATTATAACGCCTTGTTCAAGACCTCAGAATTTACATCTAATTGCTGAGAGCATTAATTTACCTACTTATGCTTATAGATGGATTGTTGTTTTTGATGGAGATGCAATTCCTGACCATATTCCTGATATTTGTGAACCTTATTCTGTCAAGGTGATAGGTAGTATATCTGGCAATGCTCAAAGAAACCTTGCGCTTGATTTAATTACAGATGGGCATGTTTATTTTAATGACGATGACACAATTATTCAACCAACATTATGGGATGAGATAAAAGAAAAGGATGCAGATTTTATTTCTTTTAAACAAGCTAATAAGAATGGTTCATTAAGACTTGAAGGAATAGAAATTAAACCAAATTTTATTGATTCTCATAATTTTATAACATCTATTGAATGTATAAAATCAAGATGGGTATTGGATAGATACGATGCGGATGGGATTTTTGCAAGTGAATGTTTTAAAAATGCAAAACAACATTTATATATTCCTAAAGTTTTATCAGTATATAATTTTTTAAATTAACAGTAATGGCAAATTTACAAAACTTAACTCCATGGAAAAAAGGTCAGTCAGGAAATCCAAAAGGTAAGGATCGCAAGTATGTAACCTTACTCAAAGATCAGGGGTATAGACTTGGCGAGATCAATGATACAATTCAGGTTATGATGTCAATGACTATTAAGGAATTGAAAGAAGTTTATGATCATGTGGATGCTACGATCTTAGAAAAAACGATAGCTAATGCGATGAATAAGAGCCTTAGCAAAGGCAGTCTTTACAGTATGGATACGTTACTAACCAGAGTTTACGGAAAGCCAAGAGAGCAGGTAGAGATTCAGCAGGATTCAAAGATTGAAGTTGTATTTGTAGAGGGTAAAACTATTTTATGAGGTTAGAACTGCCAAAACCACATATAAACCAGCAACAGATATTAGAGTGTGATGCTCGTTTTATTGTTGTAATGTGCGGCAGAAGGTTTGGCAAGTCTGAACTATCCCAGATTATAGGAATTAAAGAAGCAATAAAAGGTGGTCAGGTTGCATACATCACCCCGACTTATAAGCTGGCGAAAGTATTTTTTGAAAAGTTAACATCGGCTTTACCTTTTAAAAACAATATTTCTGATCTTAAAATCTATTGCCCGAATAATGGCAGTATTGAGTTTTATACTGGTGAGAGGCTGGACAATTTAAGAGGTCGAAAATTTCATTTAGTGATCGTGGATGAATCAGCATTTATTCCTGATCTTAAAAGCGGATGGCAGAATAGTATTCGACCAACTTTGACAGATTACCAGGGGAAAGCGGTTTTCTTATCTACTCCCAGAGGTAAGAACTATTTTTATTCTTTGTTCATGAAGGGTGGAGAAACGGACTGGAGCAGCTTTAAATTTACAACGTATGACAACCCCTATATTAATATCAGAGAGATTGAGGATGCAAAATTACAACTTCCTGCCGTTGTATTTGAGCAGGAGTATTTGGCGAATCCTTCCGAAAATAGTGCGAATCCTTTCGGTAGTGCATTTATCAGGAATTGCATTAAGCCGATTTCAGCGCAACCGATAGTAAGTTATGGGATTGACTTAGCAAAGTCTGTGGATTTTACAGTAATAATCGGACTGGATGACAATGGAAATGTAGCATATTTTGATCGCTTTCAAATGGACTGGCATAACACTAAAGAGAATATAAAGCGTTTACCTCCAGCACCGATATTGGTAGATAGCACCGGAGTAGGTGATCCAATACTCGAAGACTTAATGCGGGAAGGAATTAATATTGAAGGCTTGAAATTTACCAGTCAATCAAAGCAGCAATTAATGGAGGGACTTGCTCAGGCAATCCAGCAGCGCAGGATAGGTTATCCAGATGGCGTGATTGTGGATGAATTAGATATTTTTGAGTATCAATTTACTGCTAATGGCGTTCGGTATTCAGCACCTTCGGGATTTCATGATGACTGCGTAGTTGCTTTAGCTTTATCTTGGCAGAATTTTAATTTTAAACGAGGATCGGGGCGTTATGCCTTTGCTTAATTATGAAATGGAATCAATTAACACTTTGGCAGTATCAACAGATCATGCCTATTTTACAAAATCCTGATAAGGACTGGACAGAACTTGATAAGGAAGTCAAGCTATTGACTATTATAACTGGATTGACTGAGCATCAGATTGATAGCTTAGGGATTCAGGACTTAAAGGAGTTGCGTAAAGATTTGCAATTTCTGGATGAGCCGATTGAGGGAAGCGCAGTTAATTACATTAAGGTTAACGGAAAGCAGTACCGAATTAATTACGACATCAAGAACATGCCTTTTGCGCGGTACATTGAAAGCAAGGTTTTCAGCAAAGATACTGTTGCAAATCTGCACAAGATTGCAGCTTCAATGATTATTCCGCAAAAAAAGAATTGGATGGGTAAATGGAAGGATGAAAAGTATGATGCAAGCAAGCATGAGGAATATTCCCAGGACATGCAGGAAGCGAATTTCATTGACGTATATCATTCGTTGGTTTTTTTTTATCAAGTCTACAGAAATTGGATAGAGGTTTCGCAGGATTATATGAAGCAGGAAGTGATGAAGGCGGGGATGACCGAGCAACAAGCGGATACGGTGCAGCAGCTTTTATGCGAATCTATGGATGGCATTATACCACTAAACTTATTGCCGATCACGAAAATATTACAAATTCGGAAGCATTTGACTTAAAAACTATTGAAGCCTTAAATGTGATGGCTTATTTAAAATCAAAAAATGCGTATGATTTAGAACAAAGCAAGCGGCTAAGATAGTCGCTTTTTTTGTTAGATATTAAAAAGGTATTTGGCTATTTATATTTATGAGTGAAGCAAAAGCACAAGCGCAAGCCTTGCGAGATAGATTTTTAACAACTATCGGCGATAAGTTTGATCTAATTGATCCAACAGAATACCCAGTTGCTGAACAGATACTCATTTTTTACGGCAGAGAGTTCAATGATGAAGTTCAAAAGAATCTAAGCAAAAGCGGTTCGATTGCTTCAGGTAAGATTGGAGATTTAACAGTTCCAAAGGTTCGAAAGTTTGGAAACGATTATGAGATGTATCTGGGTTATGATAAGGATAATCCTGCATCAGTTTATTACAAATTTGTAAACAAGGGAGTGCGAGGGGTTGGAGGTGTAAACGCAAGACCAAAAAGGGTTGCATCGGATTCACCTTATGCTTACAAAACTCCGTTCCCAAATGCAAAAATGGCTAATTCTATTTTGCAATGGTATAAGTTAGGGAAAGCCAAAACAACATCTGAAACACAAAAAAAGAATTTAAGCAAGACGCAAAGGAAAAATAAAAAGCTCAAACAGATAGTAAATAAAGCAGATTCCTTAAAGGCTTTAGCGTATGCAACTGCTTCGGCTATTAAAAGGGATGGATTAAAAACAACATCATATTTTGATAATGCAATCAAGACAGTATTTAATAAGGATTTTTTCACAGCGATGGCTACTGCTTTTGGTGGGGATGTTCAGCTTCAAATTAGGCAAATTGGAAATAAATTAGAAAATGGCAATAACATTAAATAGTCAACCAGCAACTTTCCCAAGTATGCATGAGGATCTTTGGTTTGTGGCTTCTTCAACAAATGTAGGAACTACGAATTTTAAATTTGTGTATGATCTTTACATCAATGGTGCGCAAGTAAGCAGGAATAAAATATATCCTTCACCTTCGGCAGATGGCAGCTATGGAGTTTTCAATGCTTCGCAAGTTGTCAGATCATACGTGACTAATTATTTCGAGCCTTCGGGGACAACTGTTTTAATGGCATCAAATGATAAGATAAAAGTTAATTATCAGGTCAGGATAGGAGAGGAAGTGAGCGGTGCAGTTATTGCAAATTTAGCATCCGGTAATTTTTCAGCCTACAATTATTATGCGCCGTTATTTGGGGATATATTTACAGAGAATGGGGACATTCCTTTAGTCTTATCAAATTACTATGATAATTTACTAATTGAAAACTATACAGATGACTGGTTATCAGATCGGGATAATTCAGAAATACCTATTGAATACGGCGATCAATTTTTTATCACGTTTTTAAAGATCACATCTGGAGCTTATAAGCTATGGGTGCAACCGACAAATGAAAACGGAACATTAGGTACTGCAGTAAGCGGAGATATTACCATGACCGGGCAGTTCAACTTATTTAATTTCCAAGCTGCGGCAATCAATTCTTTTATAGGTTCGACAGTTATAACAGAGAATACCTTTGGTTACAATGTTTACATCACATTAGGTGCGGCAGTTACCAGAGTATTAAAGTTTAAGCAGGTTTGCAATCCGAAATACCGGCAGTACAATCTTCACTTCCTAAACCGATTAGGTGGTTACGATACAATGGCTTTCCGTTTGGTAAATAAACGTAGGTCAGAATTTCAAAGAAGTTCATACCGGAGAAATCCATACAAATTATCGGGCGGTCAGATGACAAATATTGATGCTTTCAACAAGTACAATGAAACTACTTCAAACTTTGCAATTCAGCATACCGATTATTACATGCTTACAAGCGACTGGGTGAATGATCAGGACTATGCATGGCTTGCTCAGTTGGTAGCTTCGCCGATTGTTTATATGGAAGTGCAAGGTGCATTCTTCCCGGTCACGATTAGGAATACAAATTACCAGTATAAATACAAGGTTGCTGATAAGCTATTCAATTTTGATTTAGAGGTTGAAATAGGCAAATACTTAAATAGTCAATTCAGATGATAAGGACTGAAATCTATATTGAGGATAATTTGATTGATTTGTTGAAGGACATTTCAACGGACTTTAGTTATTCAGTTGATGATGTCAAGGATTTCGGAAGCAAAAATACTTCATTTAGCAGGACTATTTCAATACCAGCGACTGCCAGAAACAATCAGATTTTCGGTTTTGCTTTTGAGATCAATATGGCTCAAGAACATAACATGGATTTGCCAAACGTAAACACGAATTTTACTGCATCCCAAGCCGCAAAGTGTGAGGTTTACATTGATAGGATTCAAATTTTCAAGGGCGTGATTAGGATTCTTGAGATAGTAACTGATAAGGGAATCACAGAATATCAATGCGCAGTATTCGGAGAGTTAGGCGGATTTATTACAGAGTTAGGGAATAGAAGATTAGAGGATTTAGATTTTAGTCAGTACAACCATACCTACAATGTAACTGAAATTGAAGACAGTTGGGATGTAGTTAACGGATCTGGATATTATTATCCGTTGATTGATTATGGAAATGTTTCAGCTAATAAAGATGATTTTAGCGTTTCAGCTTTTCGCCCGGCCTTGTATGTTAAGGAGTACATCGAAAAGATATTTGAAGGCACAAGCTATACGTTGAATTGTGATTTCTTTGATACTGCATTTTTCAAAACTTTAATAATCCCGAATAATAGTCAGGGAATCAGAGGTACGAATGATCGTTTTATTTTAGGCACGAAAACAATCTCGCAAGTCTTGCTCAATAGCAATACACCAACTGCAAGGAGTGCAGACTTGCCTTTTGATACTACTGTTTTATTGGATGTTACCGAAAATGCAGGAAAAAGTATTTTCACTTATACAGGTACGACAAAAACAGTCAGAACAATTGCTTCGATTACTGGAGTTTATCAAACGGATGCGGCTTCCTCAATTACTGCAACTTTGTATATTGGTGGGGTTGCAGTTCAGGCGTTCACTCAAAATACGTTTTCGGCAAATAATCCTTTTACGTTTACTTTTGATTTTACTGGTGACATTTTAAATACAAACACAGTCAGAATTGAATTAAGCGTTCCAGTCGCTGCGAATACTTACATAGTAACAATCTCAAGCGCAAACATTAACCTTGCTCAGATCACTTCCCAGATTGTTGATGTGGCGTATAATGGAGTAATATCAATCAATGAGAATTTACCTAAAGGAATATTTCAGAAAGATTTCTTTTTGTCAATCTGCAAGATGTTTAATTTGTACGTTTTTCAGGACAATATAAACGAAAAACAAATCAATATTTCACCTTACATTGATTTCTATTCATCATCGGTGACTAATAGTTTAGACTGGTCGCAAAAGATTGATACTGGTTCGGCGATGTCAATTAAACCGATGTCGCAATTAAACGCCCGATACTATGCTTACAGATATACGGATGATATTGATTATTACAACGAAAACTATAAAAAGAAGTACGTGCAGAGTTATGGAGACTTTATTTATGATTCAGAATTTGATTTTGTAAAGGATACGTCAGGGACTAATATAATTTTTGCACCAACAGTATTGTTGCAACCAACTACGCATGGTCATCTTGACAAATATTTTTCAGCAATTTATAAATTGTCAAATTACAATACTCAAGAAGATCCGATGGATTCAGTCATTCGGATATTAATGGCTAAAAAATTAAGTATTGCGCATCAATGGCATATTAAAAGTGGCGTGAATGGGGCGGGGAGTAATTTAGCTTCATTGACTACTTACGGCTATGCTGGTCATTTGAATGATCCGGTAACGCCGAGTATTGATATTAATTTCGGAGTACCAAAGGAACTTGAATTTCCTGCAACAACTTACCCGACAAATAATCTATTTAATACCTATCATAAGCCTTATATCTTAGAGATTACGGATATGGAATCCAAACTATTGACATGCCGGGTTTATTTGACGGCAGTTGATATTTACAATTTAGATTTCAGCAAATACATTTGGATTAATGGCGTATTATTTAGGCTTAATAAAATAAGTTCCTACGATCCGACATCGTACCGGACTACACAAGTTGAATTATTAAAAGTTATAAACACAGACTGATGGCAGAGGAAATAATAGGTATAAAAATTACAACCGATGCCGGGCAAGCAACGGAACAAGTCAAGAAATTAGACGATGCTTTTGATCAAACCGACAAATCGGTAAAGTCATTAAGAACCCAATTAAAGGAGGCGCAGGCAGATGTTGGATTGCTTTCTGATAAGTTTGGTGCAACATCTAAAGAGGCAATTAATGCGGCCAAGCGTGCAGCGGATCTAAAAGATAGGATTGGAGATGCTAAAGCGTTGACCGATGCATTTAATCCGGATGCTAAATTCAAGGCGGTGGCTTCCTCATTGGCTGGTGTTGCTGGTGGGTTCGCTGCGCTGCAGGGCGGGATGGCTTTATTTGGTAAAGAAAATAAGAATGTTGAAGCTGCTTTATTAAAAGTAAATGCCGCAATGGCATTATCTCAGGGATTGCAGTCAGTTGGTGAAAGCATTGATTCATTCAAACAGTTGGGTGCAGTAATTAAAAGCACTACAACCTTCCAGACTTTAAACAATGCAGCAACGCAAACGGCGGTAACAATTCAGAAAGCCTTCGGTATTGCAACTGTTCAGACCAGCGTTGGATTCAATATTTTAAAGGGTGCGATTATAGCGACTGGTATCGGTGCATTAGTTGTTGCTTTGGGATTAGTGATTAATAACTTTGACAAAATTAGCAGCTGGATAAAGAACAGCCCGCTTGGCGACTTAGCAAAAGGCGTCGGTAATTTGGTTACGCAATTTACTGACTTTATTGGAGTCACAAGCGAGGCGGAAAGGAATCTGGACAAGTTATCAGCTGCAAATAAACGCGCAAATGAAGACATTGAAAACAGAATCAAAGTTTTAAAAGCGCAGGGCGGTTCTGAAAAAGAGATTTATGAGTTAAGTAAACAAAGAAATGAAAATGAACTAAATGATCTGAGAAATGCAAGTAAGGTAAAAGGGACATTAACGGAAGAAGAACAGAAAAAGTTTAGGGATTTAAAAGTTCAGCAATTAGTTTTAAGTGCGGAATTTAATAAGAAAAGTGCGGAGGAAGATAAAAAAGCAGCAGAGGAAGCAAAGAAGAAAAGGGATGAAGCGAACAAACAAGCTATTGAAGATAAAAAGAGTGCTGATAAAATGTTGCTTGATTTGCAGAATCAAAAGGCATTAGCTGAAATTACTTCAG